AACCAATTCCAAACTGAGCTAAACCGAAGGTTGTGAAATCCTCATCGGTGAGTGCATCCTGAGTGTTCTGTATTAGTTCCAAGTTTCCGCCGGTGGACCTGTACATATCGGCAGCGATGCCTTGTAAGGTCCCATAAGCACTGGTTACTCCGCCCAGTGCTGCACCCATTTTTTCTGTTGACTTCCAAAGAGCGCCCTTGAGTGCAGTTTCGGCCATCTCTTTATTTGCGTCTCTTATTCTGTCAACTGCCTCATATTGTTCTTCATAGACAGAAGCGAGTTTTGAGGCACCGGTAATCTGGATCCCTTGTTCTTTAAGACTTTCTTTGAGTTGGTTGCGCTGGGCTATCAGGAGGTCAAGAGCATCCTTGTCTTTATTCTTCCTCGCCGTGGTGATCTGAGACATCACCTTTGCAAGTTCAATTAAATCCTTCTGAGCTTCAGTTGATTTTTCTAAAATCTCCTTTTGTTTTTCATCAAGATTGAGCTTCTTCTCTAAGCTTGAGACAAACTTTTTCTCCAACTTGAGTTGGGCGGTTCTCATTTCGCCTATGTCTCTTAGTACTGCTGCTGTGCGAGTGAACCCATTCTCTTGAAGCTGGATTGCATCGGAAAGTCTTTCATTGACATTTGAAGCAGCTTCGGCGTAAGCAACGACTTCAGCGGAAGCATTACCCCTCAACTCAGCAATTCTCACCAAATTAGCCATTTCTTGGGCTTGGATTTTTAAAATCTTATCATGCGATGCAGCAATATCATCAAGATTCTTTACTTGTTCTCGGAGTTTAAGGTTGGTCTGCTCAAGCTCTTGGGCTTGCTGTATATTATAAGATGTGTTATTCTGATCGTCAGCCACTTACTCTACCTCACTGGCCACTTTATGCCTGTTTGCCGCTCAAAGCTTTTTAATGCGGTTTCAAAACGGGACCTGTTCATAAAGGTCCTAGGATCGTCCAGTCCCAGTGCTGATGCAGCTTTGATGTATTTGCTTTGGCTTCCAATTGTCTTCATGAAAGAATTGATATCACCCTTTGAGCCAGATATTTTAAACTTTGGGGCAGTATGAAAGGGTTTCCCACCCAAGAGAGTTTGCAGCCACATCTTCACCATTGAGCCAAATTGGGTATAAGAGCCCTCTGACAAGAGATTATTCTTGACTTCTTCTAGATTTATGTGATATTCTTGTTCTTCCATGGTTCCGGTCTTTTCAAATAAATAGTTTTTTTACTTTTTATTTCGGGCTTTTATTAATTCTAAAGTCTTCTTGTACCACCAACTTCGCAATTGGATTGGCATGTTGTAGACCTCTGAATAACTTAAAGATGCATAATGAACCATCTCAAAGATTTGTGTATAAACTTTTTCGTTATACTCAGTCGATAAGCCAAAAGAAGTCCGCATTAAGCGGAACCTCCGTGTCGTTCACATGGGAACACTTGGAACACTTGATTGAAACCCTGGCTTTAGCTTCAGGAAGCATTTTCTGATAAGTTTGACGAATTTTCTTAGAATCTCTAGCTGGAATATCTAAGAGCATTTCTTTTAAAACTTCTTTGTCTTTTTCTTCGTCTATAGAGTAAACTACAGACTTCAAAAGCATATTGATAAAAGAAGAGTCTGGTTTTTCTGAGATTGTTTTTACAATTTCATCTTCGGTTCTGATGTCAACTCCAGAACACTGGAGAGTTTGACCATTTGACAGGGTGAACTCTATTCTACCATCTTCATTAATAATCGCAAAAGGCGAAAATTCAGTATAGTCTTTAGGGATGACCTCAAATGAGATGTTGGTTTTTCTTTTTTGTTTTTCGCCGCACTCTGGGCATTCGTACTGCTGGAGATATAATGCTTCGCCATAGGCACGTTTTCTTGATTCATATACAACAGCAGAGCGATCTGCTAACAAGATTGATTTTGTATCAATATTGAGGTCGATGACTACTGCGTCGAGAAACCGATCAATTGCAACACCAGCTTTTACAAATTCCTGCGAAGATAGAATTTCTTCTTCTCTTGCTGTCATTTCTTTAATTTCAATTTTTTCTTTGTTGTGCAAAGGGTGTTCTTTAGGGTATAACAACCCTCTTGACGGCAAGTCAACAAAAAATGATGGGACCGGTACTTCTTTTTGCTGTGGTGACGGTTCGGTGCGTTGAGACTGCTGTCGGTATGCAGCGGGGTTTAATCGGCGAGTGTTATCTCTCATTTTTACTCCAAACTAATTATAAGTTCTATAACATACTAACACATTACAAAGTGTATGTTAAGAATCGTATTCAGCAAAATCGTAATCAATTTCTACCTGTACTTCTACAAGCTCGTCTTCTCCATATGCTAGGTCACCAAATGTAACTGATGTGATAAACGCATTTCTCAAAGTCCAAGTGTTAATAGTTCCGCCATCAGAATCCAACTGCATAAGCTTTACAGTACCTAATGAAGAAACAGCCTTTCTCTTTGAGATAGACGACTGATCCAAGCCTGAAGATGGTACATAATAGCCCATTCCTTCTAGCAACTTCATAAAAGAGGTAGAGGCAGAGTCATCCTGAGATGAATCGATAAACGTCAAGCTTACTGGATCCCAAGTAATAGAACCTGGATATTTGAAAGTGTGATTAAAATATTTTGCTTCAACTTTATTTACGTTAAACTTTGGAAGACTTGCTGTCTTAACGTGGTAAGACTGTGGTCTTGTTCCAGGTGTTGCCGAAATTTCAACGATAAAATTAAATTTTCTTTTTGGGTCTTCTGCTGCTGCGTCGGTCCAGAATGCCATTTATTTTCTCCCTTTTTCTATAAATAGTCTTATGTTATAGATCTTCAAATGAAGCGCCGGTGTTTGTGATAGTAAAGTCAAGTGCAATGAATTCAATAGCACGGGCTGGTTTCAAGAAAATCTTAGCGTACATGATGTTTCGATCAATCAACTCTGGTGTAGTAGTTGTTTCGTCAAGAATAATCTTGTACTCTGTTAGTCCAAATCTGGACTGTACACTTCTCAAGAACGGGTCTGCGCTGGCTAGGAATCTAGACCATGTTGCATTAACATTTGGCTCGAACAAGAGCGTAGAAGACATTCTTGAAATTTCTTTCTTAACATAAATCATAAGACGTCTAACATTAATTCTGTCAAGAGCTGATTGAGTCACTTGCAGAGTCTTTTGTCCGAATACTACAATCCCTTCATTTGGAAAAGATGCGATTGGGTTAATATTGTTTTCATAAAGAGAATCTCTCTCTTTTGAGCTTAACTGGTATTTTACATCAACAACTGGGAGTCCAGCTGCACCGTTGGCAGATAGTCCGCCTCTTGTAAATCCAGCTGGTGCGAACCAAAGTTCACTTCTAGCTGCTGACGATGCCATTACACCCATCATTGCTACAGATGGTGGAACGTCTACAGACTTATTGTTTGCTTCATCACGGATTGTAACCCACGGGTAAAAACACGCACCGTAGCTGGAGTTCATGCCTCTGGCTTTCATCGATGTCACTGCTGATGTTGGGTTTGGCAATCTGTTTGCCTCTGTTGCTGTTGACTCAGATGATGCTATATAATCATTCTCAATGTCAATAATCGCTAAAGCATCCCCTCTCGCTTCACAGACATCAATCATCTTCTTCGTGAGAGAAGGAGTGCTGATTCCTGGTGCTGCCATCAAATTCATCTCAACAACTTCAGGATCTGCAACTGTATTGATTGCCCTCTCTACACTCTTGAAGGCATAAGAAGTGTTAGTAGTTGTAATGGAGTTTCGAAATGCATTTTTTTCTTTAATATTGATCCCGTCGTGACCACCGTGGAGTGGCATTGTGAATCGATCATGCTTTTCTAAAAGTGCTTCCACACTATTGTCATAAGTGTATGAATCATTGCTGGCGTCTGCCTTGCCGAACTCCCCAGGTACCCAAGTAGTTGTACCAGAAGCAATCTTTAAATCATCAAGCGTAAAGATAAAGCTAGTTCCAGCTGATGCTTCAGGAGAGTCTGCATCGGCAGATGTGTTCCCCACAACAATATAAGAGTGATCTCCGTAATCTGAAGAGTGTTTTACTTCAAAAGATCCTCCATTATGAGAATAGTTTGTCACTCCAAAGTAAGCTTGAGAATCATCTGATAAGTTCTCTCCTGCGATATCGCTGGATTCTCTCAAGAGATACGTTGGATATTGAATATCGTCAGTTCCCGCGTTCACATCATCAATTGGATAGAATTTTGTCGGACCTTCAAATCCAAACGGGTATTTCGCAGCATAATAAGAATTGTTTTCAGACTTCATTTCTACTCGAATATACCCAGACACATTATCAAACTTGCCTAGTCTCTTGTATTTCTTCTCACCATTCTCCTCCGTCCACTCATAGTATCGATCTCCAATTTGTTTTGCTACAAAATCATCAGATGTTGAGTCTAGAGTTACATTCGTAAACCTCTCTAGAATCTTTGGACGAACATCTGTGTCGTCGGCCTGTCTTACAACAACTGAGAATGTTCCAAATTCTGTAAAATCATTTGCGGGTGGCTTGATATCTTGAATTGAGATTTTAATATTTTTTTGTTCCCATTCACCGCCGCGCAAAGAGTGAAATTTAAACAACCGAAGTGGTTCAAAATTACTATACTTTGTCACATCAGAGGAATCAAAGTTAGTGTTCGTATCTTTAGATGCCTGCGATATTACCCAACCAGTGTGTGGTTCAGCGTGGTCTCTTTCCCAATCTTTGTACTTGGTGAGTTCAAAGAACGCGGCTTTGGTTGCGGTGGGGCTTGAGGTTACATGCTTCAAGACTGATGATTCGAAAGTTTGACCCAGCCAGTATACTTGCGAATCAGAAGAGTCGGTGATACCAGAATTTGTCAACGTAGGATCAGTGTTGAAAAGTTTTCTAACAAAATTTTCGTCGGACTTATTGAATGTAACATTATGCACAATGTCATCGCCAGTCGATGGATTGATAGTGATCTTGTACTTGCCATTAACAGTGTCGTCAACTGCAAAAGTAGCACCGGCATCTGTGGAGTAAAACACTGCTGCAAGCATTTTTCTTCCAGTTCCATCACCAACAAACAAGCCGAAAGTCTTTGTTGCTGACCAGCCAGCTGGGTTTGCAGTTGTTCCAACTCCTGCCAACTTCACAAAAGTCACAGGTCCGCCATTGCGGAAGTAAGCTTGAGCAGCGTATGAACCATAAGTTGGGCAAGAATCAGATCCATTACGCCATGCGTCTGAGTTTCCAAGGCCGGGAGAGGTTTTTCCAAAAATGTTGTAAAACTCTTCGTATGACTGGCAAGTAATTGGCACCAAGTTTGGTCCTCGCTCTGCTTGACCAATAATGACCGGACCCAAATCTTCGGGTTGTCGAGGGATTTGACTTTGGTCAATTTCGTTAACGAAAACACCCGGTGAAACAAATTTAAACTGCTTAACTGACATTGATTTCTCCCAATGAATGAAAATGTATCTTTACACTATAAGTAGTTTGTTTTTTTCCCAAAAGAATAATATTTTTAATTATTCACTGATATATAGAGATTGACCAAGAAGGACATCTTCGCCAACAGACACAGAAGGTTTGATCTTACCTTCTTTCAATAAAAGAACAACGGTACTTCCTAGGCGAAAGTTTGCCAGTTTAGCTCCTTTTTCTACCCTAAGATTATCATAAGTCTCAGTTCGCGTCAGCTTGGAGTTTCCGTCTGTTCTTAAGTCAGGATCATACTCCGTATCTATACTGCCAACGGATGCTGCACCGACTTTAACTACAGCCACTTCACCAAAAACATTGTTATTAACCCAGGTCACAACCCTTTCATTTTTGGAAAGCAAATTTGGGTATTTATCCAAAGCTTCTGGCAGCACAGGAAGAAGAGCACCGGGAATAACCCTTGCGTACCGGATGTCGCCGGTGACCGGAGAGTGGATAAAATGGTAATCCTTTAACTGAAGCCATAAGACCATGTATGAGCCACCAATGTACTCTCTTGCGTTCGCCTCACAATCAACCAGCTCTGATACTGGATATTGGTTTCCTTTTACGCCAATCAGTCCAGTTTCCGTAATTTCTCCTAATTCTGCTACCTTTGCGTCAACGGGGCTAATGAGAATGTTGTCTGATTTCTCGATTGGGCGCGTGGACATATCCAAGTCTCTTAAGAACAAGTCCATTGGGCCATCATAATTATGATAATTTTTTTCTTTTGCATCAGTCAGGTCGACTTTGGACATGTGAAATATAAAAGCTTTTGCTGCTTTTTTAACATATTTGTTCTCAGATAGCATTATTCTTTTTGTAACATAAGAGATGACACTCTTAGGCATTATTTCTGCTATAAAAAGCCATAAACTGTTTTTTGTCATCTTTTTCCTCACTCCAGAACTTCGGATTCTTTTGGTATTTTTATTTCAGCTATAGACTCTCTTCTTGATATACGAGGCTTGTCTTGGTTTACGCCTTCTCCGATAAGAGAACCTAGGACTCTAATGTTGATTTCGGTCAAAAAAGTTCTCTCATCTGGCCCTAGTTCAGAAGTGTTATTGTTGAGAGAAAATTCACCTTCTATAAACGCTGGATATGTGTGTCCATCGTATTTTATGTTTACAATATTGCTTCCCCTAGGTCTTGTAAAAAACGGCTGCATAATTTCATTCATTTGTTGTTGATATTCTGTTCGAATTGATATCTTATATGATGCCTCGACATAGACAGGAATTGGGATAGATAAAGTCTCATATACTACTTTTGGTTTTTTTTCTGTTTTTATATTTAACTTTCCAGTGCGGCGTTTGTTAGCAGCTCGTGTGAAGATAGAGGTTTTATCTTGTTTAATTCTTTTTGCTACAGTAATCGTGCCGCCATATTCATCCTTGAAGACTGGAGGAATGTTGCCCCAAATAGAACCTTTCTTGTTGGGATCCTTACTGACACCTGTTCTTTCGATCGAGATGATCGGCAAAATGACCGTACCATCTTTGTCTCTCAAGTTTGAATCTTTTTTGGACATCCAGGCTCTTTCGCCAGAAGTCCACTTGATCGGAACTTTCTTGAAACCCTTAGCGGTGTTAGTTGATATATCTAACTCTTTATCTACCCACTCATATAAGGCATAGTCAATGGTTTCAATCGTAGAGGGAGTCAGGTAATGTTCTTCCTTAATCTCATCAGGCATCAAATAGTCCCTCTCGTGCTTTCTTGCAAGTTGCTAATATTTCAAAACTTTGACCATCTTGGCCAAATAGCTTGCGTGGCTCTTTAAGTTCTGTAATCTCATAATAAGAACCGTCATATTGCACAAAATCACCCTCTCTAACGTACAAATCTTGGTCCTCGGTCAATCTTCTTTTGTGAAACTTTACCTCAATGGACGCTACACGGTCAATGCCGAAAGTCCCAGACTTTGTTTCATAATCACCCCATTCAATGAGAGCGTGAACCCTTATTGGTGGTAAAAAATTTTTTCTTATAGCTTCGCCATACAAAGGATGATATTCTGTATCTTTTATGCTTAAAGGAAAGTATAAAATAGTCTGCCCTATTACCTTCTCTATCAACTCATCATTAACTTGTTTTACCAAGTTTTTTTCTTTTTCTCCAGTGAATAGTGGAGGGGGGGCATTTTCAGGCTGTTCCCATTTGTTACTATCGTCTGACATCTTATCCTACATATATAAAGTTTGGAACGTCACGAATAATCTTCTTAGATGCATCCATGATCTCTGTGTCCGACTGCATTAGTTTTGAATAAGTTAATTTTTCTAAAGTTTCTTTAAGTTCTGTTGCAAGTTTTTCCATCTCTTCTTTTGCTGCGGAGATCATCGCAGGGCCATCGAGCGTAACTTCGCCGCCAGGAGTGGGGATCGAAGAAAATTTAGATCTTACAATACCTACCATCTCTTTACACAAGGCACAGGAATAGTCTCGGATCCACTGTTTGCCAATCTGATTAATACTCGTGTACGGGAGGTTCTCAAACGGAAGATTGTTCATATTATTAATTCCGTCAAGACCAATGTTGCCAGATGTACTGGATGACCATACGTCTTGGGGAATTTGAAATTCAATCCACATCTTGTCAACCGTGTTCGGTGTTGGGCAAGGAAAAAGTCTCAAATTGTTGTTCTTAATCTCATATGAATAATCTGATGTTCTTGTCTTCAAGTGGTCTTCGTAATTAATTGCTTGCAATTTGTTTTCCCAAACAGGAATTATCTCAAATGTTGACGCATCTGCAAACTGAGAATATCCACCATAACCGCTTAATAGTCTAAGACCTGCTCCGGCGTGGCCATAAAAATTCCACGATGCGCGTTTCGTCCTATAATAAACTCGTTTAATGATGATGTGTGCGCCTTTGATTTTTTGATAAAAAGGAGAGGTGTTATCCTCTGCTTCAGCCTCCATCAGTGCTTGTAAGTCGTATTCTTGTTGTCCTGCAACCAAATCTATAGAAGCAGAGTATACCGGATTATTCCCGCCAATAGACGTCTCACTGGAGATAGCCTCTGTTACACGGCGAGCATAAGAGAAGTCAAACTTTGGATATTTTAAGTTTAAATTGTCACCGGGCTGCACTTCATCGGACGCTGCACCAGTTGCTTGCCCATTCCCGTCAAACGATGCGGTTGTGGAACCAAGTACGTTTGACAAGACGTTCTCAGCCTGATGCATGTTCATTATTTTCGAATACACAACACAAGCTTGCTCATAAGAAGAATAAACCTGTCCATTTGTTATTTCTATATCTATTACGTCTCCGCCAAGTTTGTTATAAACATAGCTTACTTGCTGTACTGCACCGGTTGCAAAAGCACTTACCTCTGTTGAAGGCAAGGAATCAGAAGTGTACACCCCCAAAGGAACCTTTGAAGATACCTCAGTGAACTGCGCTGTCGTAGGTGAAAGGACTATAGCATTTGTTTTGGATTTTGGAGTTAATTCTGTTACTGCCATTTGGACCTCAGTTTTTACATAAATAGATTCTAAAAATAAAAAAACCCCGGACTGTGCCGGGGTTTTTTATATTCTATTATTTTACTGTCTTAGTTATACAACAGTCTGCAAGTCGCGGACTACAACAAGACCGTACATATCTGGACGAACCATCTTTTTGCCATAACGAGTCATTACCGCCTTACGAGGAGTAAAGTCATTCGGATCAAAAATGGTTGGCGTTGTCTGTAGAGGTACATATGGGGCATACACATATCCACTTTCGAGGAATGAGCTTCCTTTACGACCTACCAGAATCATGTTACGTGGGAAGTAAGGATCCACATAAACTTCAAACTTAGAGTTCATAGAACCTACGTTCAATGGACCTGCTTGGCCTTTATCTGCATCATGAGTTACTTTAGCACGGAAACCGGCTGTTCCTTCAAGAACGTTTGCTACTTCTGGAGAAGTTACAATAAAGTTTGCTCCGCCTCGAAGTGTCTTACGGTGAATCTGAGCAGATACATCATTGATGGTTTCTACTAGAGTTTCATACCATTCTGCAACAGTACCTGTGAAGTCAGGGAATACATCAGTAGTTCCCATTGAAGCTCCAGTCTCTCTGTTAACAAAGCGACCTGGGCTACGTGACCAGTAATAAGTTGCTGCTTTAGCGCCTCTCATGAGGTCACCAAGGATTTCTTGGTCAATCTCAAGAGCGATTTCTTCTGACAAAATGCCAGTAAGTTCAACTTCAGCATCAACAGACTGGTAAGCGTTAAGATCTTGTGCCAATTCTGGAGTCCAAGAAGCTTTGAGCTTACGGCTTGTGG